TAAACAAGTAAACAAGTAAACACATCGTACACATCGTATACGGAGAACACAAATGTCTTTTGCTGAACTTAAAAAGCAATCTCGTTTAGGCAATCTCACTGCCAAACTGGTCAGAGAAGTTGAAAAAATGAACAAGACCAGTTCAATGGGGGATGATCGTTTCTGGAAGATTGAACGCGATAAATCTGGTAATGGTTATGCAGTTATTCGCTTTCTTCCTTCCCCCCAGGGTGAAGAGCATCCTTACGTGCGAGTTTGGAGTTATGCAGTTCAAGGGCCTGGGGGGTGGTATATTGAAAACTCTTTGGCAACTCTTGGGCATAAAGATCCTCTGGGAGAACTTAACACACAACTATGGTCAACAGGAAATAAGTCTGATCAAGAAGTTGTTAGCAAACAGAGGCGTAAGACCTCTTACTACTCAAATATTTACATTGTAAAGGATCCTGCTCATCCTGAGAATGAGGGTAAAGTATTTCTCTATAAGTATGGCAAGAAAATCTTTGAGAAGATCTCAAGTGCCCTAAAACCTCAGTTTGAGGATGAATCTCGTATTGATGCATTTGATCTTTGGACTGGTGCTAACTTTAAACTAAAAGTTCGCATGGCAGATGGTTATCCAAACTATGACAAGTCTGAATTTGAAACACCATCTGTTCTAGGTGGGTTTGAGGATGAAGATCTTGAAAAACTTTGGAAGAAGTGCAATTCTCTCAAGGAGTTTGTAAGTCCAGAAAACTTTAAGTCTTATGATCAATTGAAGACCCGTCTTGATACTGTTCTAGGAATCAAGAGAATACCAGTTGTCAAATCTGATGAATCTTTTGAAAGCGAAGAGGTTCAAAGTGCTCCTACAAGCACATCCGAGGATGATGAGGATGATACTCTCTCATATTTCCAGAGACTTGCTGAGGAGTGATTTCAAAATAAGTTTTTAAAACCAAAAATGGCGGGAAAAAAATTCCGGCCATTTTTTTTGTCTGTAGGTTTTTTAGGAAAATCTGGGGTTATAAGTCTTAATAGTTCTTTGATCTACAAATTCAGAAGATTGTTCATATTTAAATACTCTCTTAAGATCTTTCTCTACAACTCTTACAAACTCTGGTCTCAAAATAACAATATTTCTTTTTTCTTCATTTAAATAATTTTCATATTCAAAATTACTTACCGATATCAATGACGAATAAGTTGTTGTTGCTCCAGCGTCCGCATATTTGAGGGTGAAATTTGAATCCACTATTAATTTTCCGGGCAACACCAGTTCACCTAAAGAATTTTTTACTTCTCTAGTCTCATAATGATGAATTTGAAACAATTGTTGATTTGTATATTTTTCGCTTAGAAACTTACTTAAATCTGACTGAGACATAGGCCAATCTGTTCTCACATTTTGAATATTATTGACCATAAGAACTAACCAATCATACTCTGGATCCTTGTATATCTTTTCAGATACATTATCAGGTCTCTCTTCACCCACAATCGAATATTTCTCAAATGCACTGAATACATTTAAAAAATCATCACGTAATTTTGCTCTTTTGAAGAGATTTTTAATTTTTATATAATCAAAAGAGGATATATCCTTTTTTAATGATGGGTATAATACATCAGGTAATTTTTTGAAGTATGCCATATTAGAATCCTACGTCGTCCCCTTCTGGGAAATATTCTTCCATCTCATTTTTAAAGAGTGGAGTAAGCTCTGCAAATTGCATAACCAGTGCTGTTGAAACTGGATGAGAATCTTCATACGCCGCCCATCCCATTCCATCTGGTGTGTGATCAATTCCAAATTCTAATAGGGCACAAATTTTTGGTTGTGGTAATGATTTAATTCTTGTATTACCATTAACATATCGAATGAAAAATACATTGGGACTGTTAATTAAATTGGTATTGTCTTCTACTTCTGGTAAACATTGCAGTTTCATAAACTTTATAATTTCTCGAATTCTTTTTGCATCATCAGCACTACGACAAGCAAACTTCCATGCAAATTCAAATTGCCTCATGTTTGGACCTCTAAAAAGAAGTTCCATATTGGGGTTAGAAACTCTACCCGTAGTTCTTGCCAAGATATCACTAGGTTCCAGTCCTGTCAAACCAACTGACCCAAGAAAAGCTGATGACATAGTTGCCGCCATTATTTCACGAAACTCAGTACCCCCTGACCCCAAAAAATCAGATCCAGAATTAAACATTCGTGTGGTAAAGTCCGAAAGTCCTCCCAGTACATCCCCCCCCGCTGCCTTTACTGCTGGAGCTGCTACAGCACCAACTCCTGCTGACATAACAGGACTCATTTTTTGCATACTCCAACTTGCAGATGCTTTATCTCTTACTTGTGTTGGAATTGGAAGAATTACTTCACCTTCATATGCATAACCTGATGGTGGTAAACCTGCATTTGCAGATTTAAGACCGTCTGTCAAAACAGATCCAAAACCTGCTGACCCTTGAGGCGCTATGTATTTTAATCCCATTATACGAATGTGATCCTGAGAACCTGCCCCACTATATCGCATATCAACTGGGAATGTATAAACTTTCCCAGTATTGATACCCTTTGGGAAATTATTTTTAGTTTTTGGATTTGCAGCATTTGCTGCTGGAATTTGATTGGTTGTAGAGGTAGGAACTCCTGTTGGTGTTGATTTTATATTTTGATCATATGCTGGTTTTGCAACAACACCTTGAAGAGGTTTTGTAGACTTTGATGCTGTAAGTGCTGCATTAATTTTTGCTGCATTTGCTGAGTTTTGAAAAACCGCAACTGCTTGAGCGTGTGTTAGAAAAGTTCCATCTGCGTTTTGTGCAGTTATAATAGAACCAGCATCAGGTCCAGATTTTGAAACGCTTACCTTTCCACCATTTCCCTTTGGAGTAATTATTCCGGTTACTGGTATAGTTGTATTTTTAATCTGGGTCTGACTTGCCATTACTTAGACATATCTTTCATTTTTATTTATCACCCTACCCACACTTTGTTTGGTGATATTGTTCGTCCAATTTTGTTCACAAAAGATTCAACAATGAATTCTTTACCTGATAATCCAACTATATCATTATCAGGAACTCTTACCACATTACTCATATTAGTTCTAATATAAGTATGCAAACAAACCTCTGGAACAACATTTGTACTATTTAACCAACTCTTAACAATACTTTGACGATATGACGGATTTAAATAATGAGTATTAGCACCTAAAACGCTACCATCACCCCTAACTTCTAATATTTGTGCGAATGGATATCTATCCCAATATGGATATCTATTTGGAAATTTTGCTGAATATGAAAAGAAATAAAATTTTCCAACTTGTAACCCAAAAGTATCTATTAAATCTGTAGTATCTTCTTGTGGTTGATTATTCAAAGCCTCAAACATGGCATTTCGATACCATTCTTGTGAAACAAATCTACCCCCAAATTCCTTATATTTTTTTGCCAGTATTTCATCAGAAGCCTTAAGTGCATCACTCATATTCCTAAATCCTCTTCTGTAAGTATTTTAAATTCAAGTAATCTATTTGCACAATACTCCTCTGCTGCTTTCCATTTTGCTTTATTTTTAGCATATTCTTTAACTTCATTTACCCAACTTTTAGTTTTTCTTTTAGGAGTTGTTGTTGGGCCCATAACTTGTTTTTTGGGTTTAATTTCAATTAAATATTTTTTTACATCTCCGGTTTTTTCTTTAACTTTTATATAAAAATCTGGAAAATATCTATGAATTTTTCCATCAAGTGGGGATATATAAGGAACGATGATTTCTTCACTACCAAATTCTAAAACATTATCATTATCGTCGCAATATTTTAAAAATTTTAATTCCCAAGAAGAACGATAAATGACATTTGTGGGATCACCTTTGTACTTTTGATAGTTCTTTACCTTATACTTTCCTTGATAATATTGCCTCATAAATCATATACATATTATGGTTGTATTACCTATTTATTGTTAGATGCCTTTCTTTACAGAACCCGATCCAAAAAAATTAACCCGAACAATAGAAAGCGTAAAAAATACTTTTTCTAAGGTATCTACAACCACATTTTTTAATGTCACGTTTCCGTTAAATCAAACATTGCGTAGTTGGTTGAGTGGAACTGGTATTTTTGATGCTTCAGAAACTGATGGTTTGGATGGAATGGAGAAAATTGAACTTCTATGTTCTGAGGCACTCTTACCAGGGCCTGCATTTAAAAAAACTGAAGTTATGGGGAATAGACAAGGTATTAGGGAGAGTTATCCTATTTTAAGAGCACTTCCTCAATTGTCTTTAACTTTTTATGTCGATAAGGATCATGCTATAATTAGATTTTTTGAAGGATGGTGTAATTATATAAATCCTCTCTCATATAATGGACAAATTGTTGAATCCACTCGAAGAGAGCAAAATAATAGTAATGCTTTTGATAATGCTGCTATCTACAAATTCAAATATCCAAATGACTATTGCCAACATATTCTTGTAACAAAATTTGAAAAAGATTTAGAAGCGGTATCTTCAGCATCCGTTGCTAATTCATCTTATTTAACATATGAATTTATTCAAGCGTATCCTTCAGATCTTATCGCATCCCCCGTATCATATCAAGGGTCTCAAGTATTGAAATATACTGTTGTTTTTGATTACATGAGATATATCACAAGAAGAACCCCAGCAGGATTTGTTACGGATAGAACTAGTCCAAATAGTGGTCAAGCATCTGGATTACTCGCAGGTATACTATAATAAATAATATTATTGAAATTGATTTTATATGCCATTACCTACAATTGCGACTCCAACTTACGAACTTATTCTTCCCTCCAACGAAAAAAAAATTAAGTTCAGACCATTTTTAGTCAAAGAAGAAAAAATACTAATCATTGCTTTAGAATCAAAAGATGTTGGACAAATTACATCTGCGGTTAAACAAGTTATTTCGGATTGTATTTTAACAAAAGATATCAAAGTTCAGGAATTGCCAATCTTTGATATTGAATACCTGTTTTTAAATATTCGAGCAAAGGCAATTGGAGAATCAATTGATCTTATAATTACATGTGGTGATGATGGTGTTACTCAAGTACCAGTAACTATCTACGTTGATGAGATTAAAGTTAATCGAGACGATGATCATACTAATAAGATTGAGATTCAAGATGGATATACAATTCAACTTAAGTACCCATCTTTAGAACAGTTTATCAATAACAATTTTGATTTAACTACCAAATCATCAGAAAACCTAGAGAAATCTTCTAAACTCATTGCCATGTGTATAGACATGGTTTATAATAAAGATGACTGTTGGGTGGGGTCTGATTGTACTGAAAAAGAAATTATGACTTGGATTGATACTCTAAGTCCAAAGGATTATAAGAAGATTGAGAAATTCTTCAAGACAATGCCAAAATTAAGTCATGAACTTAAAGTAGTTAATCCAGAAACAAAGGTTGAAAATACTCTTGTTCTAGAGGGGTTATCTGATTTTTTCGCTTAGGCCTGGCAAAGGAGGATCTGGAGACATACTTCAGAATCAATTTTGCTTTGATGCAACACCATAAATATTCTTTGACTGAAATAGAAAATATGATTCCTTGGGAAAGAGAAATCTATCTTGAACTTTTAAAACAGCACATAGAGGAATTAGAAGAGAAGAAACAAAATGGCTGAGGTTCAGCAGCAAGAAGAAAAGCAAGAAAAACCAAATGTCATTGACATTTCAAAATTTTTTGGTGGAAAGACTTTATCATCTGCTAATATAAAAGTTAATAAAAATGAGACATTAAAAACACAACCATCTTTTATTGCTGCTCCTGAGTTAGCATCTTTACTTGATGTTGTTGCCACAAGTGTTGAAGATAAAAATAATACTATTGAAAGAATAAAATCTGTAGAAAGAATTCGTGAAAGAGAAATTGTAGAGAGATCTACTTCTGATTCTATATTTCAAAGAGCCCTTAATGGATTAAGATTTGATGTTGATTCAATTTCAAAATCTTATGCCAATTTAATTAAAAGTTTAGAAAGTGATAGGAAAAATAAAGAAAAGGAAAATCGTCTTGCTGAGGATTTACAAAAACAAAATGAAACTAGATTAAGTAAAGAAAGAGTTGGCGCATCTTTAGTAAAACCCACACAAACTATTACTGGGGAAGAAGAGACAGCACAAGAACAACCGCAAGAGGGATTTGACATAAAGAAATTTCTTGGTGCCGCTGCTGGTGCTGCTGGTCTTGGTGCTGCCAGTATGTTTGGTGGTGATGAAGACGGTGGTGATCCTGGACAGGTAGATCCGAATTACAAACCACCATCAGGAAAAAAGTTTACTGTGGGGCAATTAAAAGAATTAGCATTAAGTGTTGGATTTAATGAAAAAAATGCTTCAATTGCTGCTGCTGTTGCAATGGCTGAGTCTAGTGGATATTCCTCTAATGATACTATAAAATCTGGGTTGTACGCCAGAACTGGTGAAACCTCTTATGGACTGTGGCAAATTAATATGACTGGTGATTTAGGACCAGATAGAATAAAGAAATTTGGGTTATCATCGTATAAAGATTTATATGATCCAGTAATAAATGCAAGAGCAGCATTTAAACTTTCGGGGGGATCTAATTGGGGTCCTTGGACAACTTACGACAATGGTAAATACTTACCATATTTAAAAGAAGCACAGAAGCATAAAAAACCAGCAGCACCATCTTCACCACCATCATCAACTGCAACGCCAGCAGCAACATCATCATCATCAACTGCAACTCCAGCATCCTCAACTGTAGCGGCAGCAACACCATCTGCAGATACAGATCCAATGGAGACAAGTTCAGTACCTGCTGTTGCTTCTGCTACAACAACACCTGTTACCCCAAAAGAAATAACCCCAACAGAAACTGGTTCCCAATCACAACCGATTATGATAGCTCAGTCACCATCACCAAGATCTTCTGGCGGATCATACGATGATGGAGAAACTGTAGGTAGTGTACCCGGATTTTCATCAACAAATCCAGATAATTTGTATACGGCATATGCTTTAAAAGAATTAAACATAGTGTAATATGGCAAAAACACTAGTTCAAGTTAATACTGATACTGCTCTAGATTTGTCAAATGAGATAGAGCAGTTTAATTCAAGATTTAATAGTTTCATAAACTCCCTTCAATCTAAAGATAGGGAAAATCATTTAGAAACAATTAGTTTAATAAAAAGGAACAGTCGTATTGCATATGATTCGCAACTTGGTTTTATCAATGAACAAAAACAAATTGATCGACCAGAACCATCTGTAGAAGCACCACCATTAACACAACCAAAAGCAGAACCAATTACACCGAAAAAAGAAGAACCTAATATCTTTGAACAAATGGCAACCGCAGCTGTAGCAGGAACTGCAGTCCTTGGGGGGTCTATGCTACCTGGGGATGTAGTTGATGGTGGAAAATATGCAGAGAAAGATTTTTACATTGGACGAACTGGAGATACTGACGGACAACAAACTGGATTAAACATGCACCTTCCAGGGGGAATTGGGGCACCTATCTACGCTCCCGTAGATTTAACCTATGTAAGTAAAGGCACAGACGGAAATCCTTCTGTTGGATTGCAAGGAACCGCAGATGCTAGGGGGCCTTCTGGAAGAGGTTTTGGTTATTATGCTGCTTATCGATTTATGAAGGATGGAAAACAATATGAAGTTTTGATGGGGCACTTGGCTAGTATGGG